CTGTGGTATAGTTGTTAAGCTATACGAAAAATAAGTTAAGAGATTTCCAAAATTCATTGGATTGATAGAGACATGGTCAATTCATTTTTACAAACAAATATTCCAAAATCTTTTAACAACAGCGGTGCAGAGTGTTCTGCACTCACTGCCGGATTCGTGCAACCGGTGGTGACTCTTTGTCAACGCACTGATGCAGTCCTCTTGGGTTTGGATCTAGTATTAAATGAGCATAATGCTCCTAGATTAATCCGTGATGAGTTAAAAAAACAACTTCATGCACTCTTGGATACTTCCTCTGATGAGACGGTGTGGCTGAAACGAATAAAATTCGCCCTGACCTACCCTCTCTCGAAGTATCTTCGAAACCCATTACCCCCAAAACCTGATCTGGTTTTTGAACCGTCGGGGAGTTTACGACGTTGGATGAAAGAAAGATTCAACGCTTTCAATCGTAAGAATACGCACTTATGGTATTCTTGGCTTCAGGCAAAACGATCAAGTTTACCTGCTAGCGATGAGATTATAGACAGTACTTATGAGAAGCATCTAAGTACTCTCACACGGGTCGACCCCGGTGATGATAAGACGATCGATGACATAATGAATATGCCGATCTTTGTCAGACTTCTAGACCGTATTAAGGTGGAAGTAGCCAAGAGGATGAAAGTATCGAAGAACTTTGATACATATATGCCCTCTGCCTCGGCCTGTTTCGAACAGACGCGGACTAATGGCGGACAACAAGGAGAACTTCAGAGACTTGCAGAAGTTAAGAATTTCGATGATCCTTGGTCAGTTGTTTCTGAGAGTGAATTGTGGTCCATGAAGTGGAGCCCTAAAGCAATTTTCAAAGGACAACTCAGATATAATCTAGTTAGTGAGACTCGAGTCTCAGCTGGTTGGGAGGAGTGGCAAACGTTAAGAACGTGCCACGTAGGTAACCAAATTTTTATGAGCTCATTTAAACCTACTAAATGTACGATACAAGGTATCTTAGAACCGATGAAGGTTCGCGTAATCAGTAAGGGCGAAGCTCTGCCTTACTATATGTGCAAGCCATTACAGGTTGCCATGCATTCTACTTTGAGAGAAATGGATCCATTTCGTCTCATCGGTCGGCCCTTTAGTCCGACTGACCTGATTGATCTAGCCCAAAAAGCAGAACCCACTGATGAGTGGTTCTCGGTAGATTACAGTGCTGCCACAGACGGTTTGTCTTGGAAGTATTCAGGAGCGATCTTCAAGAAAATTATTGAAGATTTAGATGACGAAGAGAAATATGTTGCGATGTCTGTTTTAGGACCGCATGCTCTTCACTACCCTGTCAAAGGGCGAAAAGATGTCATCTTTAAGGGAATGCAACAGAATGGCCAACTAATGGGATCCATTCTCTCTTTTCCAATTCTCTGTCTAGCCAATCTAGGTGTTTATCTCAATGTCACAACCGATTTTCAGAAGGGTTGGACAGATAGAGAGAGGCTCGGCCATGTCCTAATCAATGGCGACGATATGGTTTACGCAGCAAATCCTATACTATGGGATGAACATACAGAAAAAGCTGGTAAAGTTGGATTAGAGATGAGTGTCGGAAAAGCTTATCGACACAAAATTTACGCAAATATCAATAGTACGTCTGTACATTATGACATAAGCAAACTCCGTGATGATCGTGAAGTTTGGCTTAACGCTAC